GTTAACGAATTGTGCAAGGCTGCCCTTGCAACTGTGATAGACATGTCAAGCCGGAGACGTGCTGCCTCTATGGCCTTCTTCTCCTCCTCTGAGGGAGCGGGATCTGAGGCCGGCGCTGGTTCCGGTTCTGGTGTCGGCTGTGGGCCCGGAGCGGGCTCAGCCTTCACCTCGGAGCGAAGTCTCTCCATCTCGGCATCTATGGACTCCTGGATGTAGGACTTCTTGGTGGCGTTCGGATTGGCTGGGATGTTCACCACGGACACCTCCAGGAGCTCCTGACCCGCGTAGTAGTAGGTAGGATTGTCTCCGGTCAGCGCCTCCTGGCCTTCTCCCCAGGCTCCCTTGCCCACGGGCACGAATCCCACGGACACTGCGTTCAGGCTTCCGAACAGGAGTTTCTGGTAGATCTTCTCGGCGAGAGGGTTTATCTCCGCCGGCTCGAACTCCACGTCCACCATGAGCCTGTCTTCCTTGATGTATGCCTGGCCCTTGCCGATGACGTTGTCCGGGTTGTCCGTTCCTTCCCAGCTGCCGTATACCTTGTGCTGGTATCCGATGATGCCGTTCTTGTTGAAGCGCCTGAGGTCCCAGCCCTTGGGGTTGAGCACGGTACCGGCAGCGTCACGGGTGCCGTCGGAGGCTATGAAGGTGAGCCTGCGCCCCTCTTCGCCCTCCTGGCGGATGACTGCGCCGGTGATGGCGCGGAAATTCAGTATCGGTTCCATATCAGTCTTGGTTGTTGTCGTTTATTGGTTCTTTCCCTACCACGCCCTCGTTCGCGGGATACAGGTACTCGTCAAGGCCGTCCACGTGATGCAGGCCCTCGAGTTCGCGCACCTCGTTACGGTTCATGTATCCGTCCAGGATGGCGGAGTGGTAGAAGGCGCTGCGCGCCTGGGTGTCTCCCCTGAGCAAGCCGTCCAGGATGAACTTCACGTCGTACTGTCCCTGCTCCTTGGAGAAGAAGAGCTTTGCCTCCAGCTCCACCTCGATACGCTTGATGACCGGGCGGAGGGAGTATTGCACGAACTGGATGGTCTGGTGCTCGATGTTAGAGAAGGTGGCGCGTGAGAGTTCCGCCAGCATGTGGGGCGGTATGTTCAGGATACGGCAGATGTCCTGCACCGAAAGGATCTCGGACTGGACGAGCTGCTCCGCCACGGGATCCACGGGAAGCTGCTTGTACTTGATGCCGTATTCCAGGAGCGGAGTCTCGAAATTCCCGCTGGCCTGGGCAATGTGCTGCACGAACTTGTTGTACTCCTCGTCCGTCATGTGGCCGTCGCTCTCCATGACCGCCTTGATGTTGCCGCCCTTCTTGAAGAACTCGGAGGCGAACTTCTCGGTAGCTATTGACTTGCCGAGGGTGGCGGCGTTGTAGAAGACGGGGTTTGCTCCGTGAACGCCGTCGAAGGACACCTCGAAGAAGTGCAGCATGTCCTCATTGGAGTGGACTCCGTTCAGGAACGCAAGGTCCGGATCCGGGCATGTCACCTGATACCACTTGCGTCCGTCGGACAGTGTCACGTTCACCCACGAAGGGTGTATCTGATGGAGCTCCACGGGTTCACCTCGGTTGTCCCGCCTGATGTATGCGTATGCGTTTCCCCAGCCCTTTATCCACGTGACGATGCACGCCCAGAAGGCGAACGTCGAGGTATAATCATTGGGCTTAATGGCTATGATCCGGTAGGCAGGGTGAAGCTCGGCATCCATCATGCCTTTGTCCTCGCGCCGCCTGACGGTGCGCGGGAGGGATGCTATGTTTTCGGATATTATCCTGATGCCGGCATAGAAGGCCGTGACCTTCATCGCCGTCTCATTGTTGACAGGTACGCCGAAGTCGATGCCTGCGCCCAGACGGGACACGGGAGTGCCGCCGATACCGGGGCCAATCTCACGTTTCCCCGCCTGCTTGGGCTGGAACATGGCCTTGAGCGCTGACCTGAATGACTTTCGTTCGTTCATGAGCTGCACATTCTCTGGGAGGCAATATGCAGCTAAACGATTGATTTATAGTGAACAAATGTTCATTTTTGTCAATTTATGTCAAAAAAAGGCTCTATTTTCTTTTTCCGCGGTCCCGATACATGCGGAAACTGTCGAAAGAGACGAACTTCGGCTCACCGAAAGTATCCTCGTATAGGTCATTCAGATACTCGAACACACGGCGCTGCGTCACCTTCGGCTCCTCCGCGCGCCACTGCCGCAGGGTCTTCCAGAAGGTCTCCTCGAAGCCCTTACGGGTCACCAGCCTGTATATGTCTTCCTCTATGATCCTGACCATGGTTTCTATATTCCTATTCCGGCCCCGAGGACACGGACGCTGTGATCCTTGTATATCTCCCCCTTGTTGGAGCTCTCGTCGTCGAGCCAGGCACCTATGGCGTCCACTGAAGCCACCACTCCGTCTATCTTCTCCCTGGACTTTCCCTTGTTGAGCTTGATGTTGTCATTGGGGTCGCGGTAGATGACCACGTTCTTGAACATCCATCTGATGACGGGATTGAACAGGAAGTTCAGATGTCCCTGCAGCACTTCCGCCTCCAGCCACTTGGTGGGGACTGACATGTAGCGGATGGACTGCTGGTAAGCCATCAGCACCTCCGTGTACTTTCCGAACCGCTGTATGATGTTCCACATTCCCCACGGGTCGTATGCTATGCGCCTGACCTTGTAGCGGTCCAGCTCCTTCATGAGGTGAGACAGGAACAGCTCCTCGTCTATGACCTTGCCCGGGAGCACGGTGAGCCAGCCCTGCTCCTGCCATCTCCGGTAGTCGACTATGTCCTTCTTCTCCTGGATCTTCTGCTCGGGCACCATGAACAGGTACCGGAAGGCCATGAGCCGGGGAAAGAAGAAGGCCGTGGCCACGATGTCCGTCTTGGCGGCGAAGTCGATGCCTACCCAGCACTCCTCCCCTTCCGGGATCTCCAGCTCGGCGTTGTTCCGCTGCACGTCGTTGTCCTGGATCCAAACCTCCGGAGCGTCTACCCACATGTTCAGGTTCTTCACCTGGAAGGACACGAGGGTGCTGCCTCCCTTCAGCTTCGCCTCGGAGTACATGTTCTCCATATATTCCCACGAGAGGGAGACTCCGAGATTGGGATTGACCTGCCTCCACACCTCGCGGTCCTCCCAGCTCGAGCCAGCGTCCGGGATGTAGAGCATAAAAAAGTGGTCGTCCATCTCCTTGATACCCTCGAGGACCTCAACGTAGACCTGTATGTCCTGATAGTACGGCAGGGATGTGTCGAGTCCCGCCGTTGAGATGGATATTATCAGAGGCTGGGTCCTGGAGCCCATGCCCGTCTTTATCACGTCGTGCATCTCGTTCGAGGTCCACGCATGGCGCTCGTCGCAGATGGCAGCGTGAGGGTTGAGTCCGTCCTTGTTCTTTGTTTCCTTGCTCAGGGGGGACATGAGGCTTGTGGTGGCCGGATAGTGGACGGTGTTCCTGAGGGGTCTGACCATCGATGCGAAGATGGACTTCTCCAGGAACGTCTTGGCCGCGTCGAAGCAGAGCTTGGCCTGGGCCTTGTCCACGGCTGCGGTGTAGACCTCCGCTCCCGGCTCCGCGTCCAGGAGGAGCAGGAAGTCGGCTAACGAGGCCGCGAAGGCGGTCTTACCGTTCTTCCTGGGCACCAGCAGGTCCGCTGCCGTATACCGCCGCTTACGGGTCTCTTTCCTGTGCCAGCCGAGCACGTTCGCGGCAAAGAACTTCTGCCACGGCTCCAGGGAGAAAGGCTCCCCCGCCCTCTCGCCCTTGTAGTGCTTGAGCTGCAGGGTGAAGGAGCAGTACAGGAGATATGGCTTGGGGTTGAAATACAGGTCCTCGCGCTGCCAGTCGGAGTACCAGCGCTCGACGGCCAGCCTGATCAGGCGGCAGGAGGGTATGCCACCGCTCCGCACGGCAGCCGCATAGTCATGGACGATCTGAAGTTCATTGCTCATCTACGTTCTGACTTAGCCATAACTGGAGCGGATCCTTGGAGTTGTCGTTCTTCAGTCCGAGGGTCTTACGGTCCCAGGGGGTGAATCCGAAGTGGTGCTCGATGACGTTGAGGTCATTGTTGTAGTCACGCAGTATCTTGATGCGAGGGTTTGCGTAGAACCTGGTGTTTCCCATC